AGTCGCTGGGGTCAGCGATCTGCTGGTACTCCATCAGCGAGGCCCACTCCTGTCGGTCTGACACGAAGTAGGCGTTCTTGCCCACGACAATCGGGGCGACAGCCGTGTTGATCGGGTAGCTCGTCACGAACTGGATGCTCGCCGTCTTGGGGGTCAAGATCGGGTCCCCGCTCACGACGAACTGGGCCTGCTCAGCGAACACCAGCAGGCGCTCATTGAGGGGCACCGCGTGCTGGAGCTTGGCAACCTCAGTGTGGGCCGCCTGGATGTCGATCACGTCGCTGTCGAGCAACTGCCGTACGGTCGTGCGGAAGAAGTTGCCGTAGATGCCTGCTTCGCTCATGCAGACGGAGCTTTCCGTCAGGATGCCAAAGCGGTTCTTGTGGAAGAAGATGTCGGTGATCGGCTTGCCAACGAAGCTGGGGGCGGGGTTGGTCTCAATGTCACCGGTCTGGCACTCCAGCCAGGGGTACTCCTCGAGCGAGAAGTAGATGGCGAAGGGGACAGTGGTGACGGTTCCCAGTGCATCGTCCTGCTTACGGATCAGGACCAGCGGCATCTTCTTGAGAGCAACGGGGCGGTCAGGCCCAACGGCCTCACGCCACTCGCCCTCCCCGAAGGTGTTGGGTACGGGGGTCACGAAGCGAACATAGAAGTCATCCTCGTTCGCTTCCACGGCTCCCTGCACTTGCAGGACGGTGCCGTCCAAGCATCGAGGAGGCAGCTCATCAAAGTTGTCCACGGTCAGGTGGTAGCCCTTGAGGGCGGTGTCCCCAACTGAGTCCGACGTGAAGATGCGGGTGATGTTGGCCGTACCATTGGTGATCTTGAGCACGCTGCCCGAGCGGGTAACCGTCCAGCCGCCACCATCGAGCTGCGTCCGAAGCTGCTCAGCGATGTCGTCGGTCTTGATCGAGTTGTACTCGGTGCCAGTGGACTCAGTGATTACCACAGTCGAGGCGATCCCCGCTCCCGAGTTGAGGACGGTTGGGGTGAAGGACACACCAGCCACGTCGGCCTTGATCCGCAACACGGCCGTGATGCCGGGGTTGGGCTGAGAGGCCGTGACAATGTCCTCCATCGAGTCCCCGCCGACTGCGGAGTTAATCGCCGCAGCAATGGAGGTCGCCACCTGAATCGGGGTAGGACTGCCGCTGACGGTGTAGGTCTTGGTGTAGCCCAAGACAGTGACCGTCCAGACAGTGCCGTTGGCTCCAGACGAGCTGATCGTGGTCTGCCACTCTTCCTGGACAGGACCAGCCGCGGTGCCATTCCAGGTGGACACCTCAGCGGTCTTGCTCGTCGAGGCCGTGGACACTTCCACACGGTAGTTGGTCTTGTAGTTGCCCTGACGCACGTACAGGTACGCAGTCCGAGCATCCTGGGTGGGCGAGGGGTTGCCAGAGTCGACCTCGGGAACAATCGACGTGTTCACCAGGAAGGTGTAGTCGTTCACCGTGGTCCACTTGAAGTCAGCCAGGGAGTCGTAGCTGGGCACCACGTAGGTGTTGATCAGGGCAGTAGGTCCCACCCCACCCGTGTCGCTGATGAAGATGGCATTGCCCTGCAGGTCCCATGCCCGAATGGTCGCGGAGGTCCCACCACTGGTGCTAACGACTCCGAGCAGGTAACGCTCAGTCGCGTCTCGATTGACCCAGTGGTAGGAGCCTCCAACGAAGTCGTCACTGGGATCGGTCTCCAGCCCGTTCAACCAGAGCGTGCCAGGACGCTTCTTGAGGCCTTCCTCAATCGTTCCGTAGGCGTTCTCCTGGATGCGACACTGACTCTCAAGACGGAGGTCGTCAGGTTGCTGAGACACACCGCCAACCAGGTTGGGCTGAGACTTAGCGAGGAGCATTAGTAGGGACCGATGCCAGACAGCGGGGACAGGCGGTTCACGACACGCTGGACGGCCCAGGAGTCGAACACAGTGTGGTCAGCGTCGGTGGCTTCCTGGTCACGCAGGTCGAGCAGGGCCATCATCTCGTCACGCTCTTGGAACTGGTGGATGTTGGGAGCACCGGCCGCAGTGTCCTGAAAGATGCGAGCAGCTCGAACCATGATGTAGCGGCGGGCCGCCTCAGGGATCTTCTCGAAGTCCTGGAATAGCACGACCTCCACCTTCATGGACGTGGTGAACGTGCTCGAGTTGGTCACCGTGTTGTACAGCTTCGCATCGCGGACAACGATGTCGTAGTCGCCGCGGTAGTAGCTGGGGTCATTGAGGTCGACCTTTGCCCAGGTAGCCTGGACGGGGATCTCGTTCGACACGTTCGGAGTGACGGTGATCGTCTCGGTATTGAAGTGCCAACCACGGCTGAGGACTTCCCGAGTAACCTCGTCCAGCACGGCCTCAGCTAACACTGCGTCACGGCGAGTTGCCGGGAGGGAGGCTACGGGAGCTTCGTTCACCGCGGCCAGGATCTTGTTGACTGCCTGGAGGCGGGTGGTGGAGGTTACGACTGCCATTGGTTGAGTGGTCTGTGTGGAGAGAGAGAGAAGGGAATAAGGAGGAGGACGGGGTGTCCCCCTCCTTGTCAGGTCAGATCAGGACTAGGCCACGCTGATCGAAGTCCAGCGCATGGCGGCGTCAGGACGCAGCACCGCGTGACCCATGGCGTAGCGAGCGACGAGCAGGGTGCCCTGACGCTCAACGCTGTACTCAGTCTGGATGCTCAAGTCCTTGAGCTTGACAGTACCGATGGCCGACTTGTGGAAGGCGACCGCACAGATTTGAGTCAGGTTCACGTTGTACTTGGTCGTGTTCCCAGAGGGACCGATGCCAGAGATGTTGGTGCCGTCGCCGGTGCTAACGCCCAACGTGCAGAGCTTCGAGTCTGACTGCGCAGCCTGCTGGACCGGGATGATGGTGAAGCCCGCGTACTTGATCATCATCTTCGGCTCCAACGCATTACCGTTGGTGCCTGCATTGACGTCGTTGTTGAGAATGATCAAGCCCGCGGTGTTCGTCTGGTTGTACAGACGGTAGAACAACTCGGGGCGGCAGATGATGTAGCGATCAGAGGTCGGGATCTTGGCCTCGTCAAAGACACGCGCCGTGGCCCAGATGGCGTTGAAGAGGGCCGCACTCACCGTGGCGGTGGCCGAGTTCTGGAGGTTGAGGTCAACCAGCCACGAGCCCGCCGTAGAGCCAACGGTGCCGCTGTTGAAAGTAACATCAGGCAGAGCCGCGTAGTCGGTGTTGAAGGTGGCTCCATCGAAGGCGGTCAGAGCCCCGCTGGCCAGAGCCGCACAAGCGATCAAGCGACGATCCGCTTGGCGGGCCAGCACTTCGCCCATCTGCTTGGCGTACTCAGCACGGGTCTCGTAGTGGATCATCCATTCCTGAATGTCAGGAATGAAGGTCGAGGCCAGCAGGATGTCGTCGACGGTGAGCTTGGCTTCGGCGTGCTTGAAGGCGGTGCCGTAGGCGTTGTTGTCGTCGAGCAGCGACTGACCAGGGGTGTGGTACTTGGCCGACGCGATGCCGATCTGAGGCATCGTGGTAACCTTGCCATTGGAGATCGTCTTGACCTTGCCAAGCTCGATCATTTGGTTGGACTGGTTGAAGGCCGTCATGACCTCGCCAGCGTACTGCTTGAGGAAGAGTGCGTCCGTTGCACCGCCAGCGTTTGCCTGGCCGGGGTTGGACAGAGTAGGGTTGTAACTCATTTGAGTAACTAGAAATCGAACAGGTTGAAACGAACAGAAGCGATCAGATCAGCCGTCCGTTCACACAAGGTTGTCGCTCGTAAGCGGCCAGGTCTCGCGGATTAGCAATCAGTCGTATGCGTGTGGGAGTGCTGCCAGTTGGGCGCGTCTCCGATGATCTAAAACAGTGAAGCCCGCACGGGGAACCATCCCGTGCAGGCCTCACAAAAGCTGGTCCTAAGGTAGCGAATCTCGTCGGGTCAGCTTGTACCAATGCAGAAGGCCGCACCGGGGAGCCCCCAGCACGGCCTTGTTGTTGTCTCAGGCGTTTGACTACGCCGTCTTACCCTTGGACTTCTCCAAGTCCTTCTTGCGAGTCGAGTTGCGGTAGAAGTTCAAAGCGACGGCTGCGAGAATGCCCACAAGACCACCCTCAGCAGACTCAGGGAGACCCGTGAGAGTGGCTTCGGTTCGCTCCTCAACCTCTTTCGCAATGGCTTCGACCGCCTCCTTGAACTCGGTCGACGCATCCTTGATCTCACCCTTGGCCTCGTCCACCTGCTCCTTCGTGGCAGTCGAGTCGGCAATCTTTTCGAGAGCCGCTTCGGTCTTCTGGTGGTACGTCTCTTGGACGTCAGCCAGTGCTCGGAGGTCGCCTGAGGTGATGCAGGCAGTCAGGGAGGTCAGACACAAGAGGGAGATCAGGATGTTCTTCATAGATCAGGGCGTGATGTTGTAGAGGGTGATGTACGTGCCCAGGTTGCCTCCGGGAGGATTCCCGTAACGCAATGCCGCAGCACGGTTGGCAGGGTTGACTGCCAAGCGGTTGTTGAAGTGATCGCTGATCGACCAGTCCGTGGTGTAAGCGGGACCCCAGGTCGAACCCTGCTTGGTCCAGCAGGTGAGCTTGCCGTGAGTGCCCGCGATACGGGACACGGCAACCACCGTGGTGTTG